GACCTGTACATCCCTGCCATTCTAGCTCTAACAAAGTCCCTGTGGGTGGGTATTCTACTTACGTAGTACGCCCCACACCTCTGGTTCGTTGTAGTAGAGAATACGGCTGCCCGTAGACTCTTCACTAGTTTAGGTAAAAATGACCTGTCTATTAGTGACCTGCACAGTTTTTCTGCATATGCCCTAACTCCCGGAAAGGACTTGTTTTTATCTTCTTCTATTCTCTCAGAGATAGAAGTCTGCTTTTCTTCCACTAATATTTCATGACTCAAGCTCTTTTGACTTATTTCGTCACTAAGCCCGCCCAATGACGTATGCGTGACTGCTATCGTATACAATGTATTATAATCAGTGTCCCAGACATCAGCCGTGTGTTGTAATTGCGTGTACAGAATACTTTCTATAACATGTTTGTCACCACCACGTTCTAATATTTCAGATGCGCGATCTAATTGCGATTTAAGGTATGCCCTCAAGTTGTTTGGTAATGCCGACTCAGTCGGACCATGAACGAAAGTTGCCACAGATCTAGCTAAGTACTGGCTAGACGTCTTTGCCCTGTGATCAACACGTAGAAACTCAGCTATAGCGCCAAGGAAACACTTAGTCTTCTGGAACCTAATATTATATATTTTCGCACGGTGTTCAAGAGTTACTATCTGCTTCATATTCTTTACAGACATTAATACGTCATCACCATTATGCGTACTAACTACATTTAACCCGTCTAGGCATAAATCAGTATAAATTTGATTGAGTATAGTATTCATTACAGTAGTGAACCGCCATCCTGACAGCAAGGTCCCACTAGCCTTATATTGTGAGTTATTAACTACATCGTTAATATAACACTCATCCAATGAGCGTATTACCCAACCTAAAGCTGTTATCTGGTCTGGTACCATATCATTGCTGAATACTGAATGATAAGCGCGGAGCACTGCCTGCATGCTACTATTACTATGTTGTGAATTAAAGTCTTCAAAGTCGAAACAGAAAGGAGTACCATTAGACAGAACCTGCTGTACCGTTTTTGCTACGCTCTCTT